GTCCAAATTACTCTGTTATCAACATTTCTTATGGTAGTGCTAACTCGGAAAGCACGTCTAGTACAACCACATGGTATCCATTTAAATCATATGGTCCACATGGTGTAGAGAGTAATATTGATGTTGCTGCTGGTTATAACTCACAAGACTATCCTGGTTTGGATGGATATTCAAACAGAGGACCAGGAATTGATATTGTAGGTCTTGGTGCTAACACATGGACTTCGTATCCTAGTACCACATATGGATCCTATAAGTGGGGAATGTTCTCGGGTACAAGTTGTGCTACACCAACAGTAGTCGGTAAAGCAGCATGTATTATGGAAGAATACTTCTGGTATAACGATGCGTGGCCAACACCAGATCAAACTAAATCAATACTATTATCAAAAGCATCAAATAAATGTAGAGGTATAGCATCGGGTGGTGTTGGATTTAGTTGGTCGAATGTACCTAGTGCAGGCGGTGCATCTTTGTCAAATGAGATCTCTTTCGGTAACTGTAGTATTTCTAGTGGCAATAATGGTAATGGTGGATTTAAGTATACTGAATTAACAGGCACTACACATCTACGAGCATACTTCGATCCACAAGATGAGGACAGTCATCCATTTGCACACAGAATCAAACACCATAGCAAAAGACCAGTTGCAGGTGGGATGTATCCCAGAGTAAATAGTGTTGTAGGTCGTCATCGTATGGACCTACCTGATATGACATAAATAAAAATACTTGTTATATTTTGATGGATAATACACAATTGCGAGCTGAATTTGAAAAACAGTTTGCTGATTACGATCTTAAAATTAGGCGAGGTGAGGAAGAACTTGTCAAGTTGCGTGAATATCGCACTAAACTAGAAGGCGGGTTGGAAGCACTTAACATACTAGAAAAGGGTACAGATGGCAGCGATACCAGTCAACATACTGATTGATAAAGGAGCAGACTTTGCAGTCACCTTTTTCATCACTAATAAAGATGGAACCCCGCTAAACATGTCAGGGTATACTGGTTCTGCTGTGATGAAGAAAAGTTATTCTGCATCAACTTCAGTTCCATTTACTTTAGATTTTGTCAATAGAACTACAGGAGAAATTGCTCTTACATTAACAGATACTGAAACTCTAGCATTGGATCGTAGAAGATATGTCTATGACATTATTCTCACTGATCCTAATGATTACAAAACTAGAGTGATTATGGGCAATGCAGAAGTCAGTCCTGGAGTTTCCTGATGGCACAGTATAACGTCAGGGTTGGCAACAATGCATATCGTGTTGGTAAGCAATTACCAGCGCAGCATAAGCTTGACGTAAACTACCAGATTCCGTCGAAGTCAGTACAGAATTCTAATCTTCTGATTGAATCACTGGCATCCCAATTTGATGGAACACAGGATACATTCAATCTAATCGTCAATGGAGAAGCATATACTCCATTGAACGAAGAACAGATAATGATTTCTGTAGGTGATGTTGTTTTATCACCTGGAGTTGATTACATTGTTTCAAACGATCAGATTGTTTTCAGTACACCACCAACTGCAGGTGTACAGTTCTTTGGAGTGGCATATGCTACTACAGCAGATCTAACCAGAACACTTAATTATGTCATAGACAGTGGTTCCTTTCCTATGGGGAATGGTCCTAAAGGAACCATGACAGTTGACGTTACTGGAATCATTGAGTCCTGGACTATCCTTGCTGATAGCGAAGGAAACATTGAAGTTGATATTGAAAAATGTAGTTTTTCTGACTTCCCCAATTTTCAATCTATTTGCGGTACTGAACGTCCTACATTAGGAATCATAAATAATAGCACGGCTAGAAAAAATAAAGATGACAGCCTGTCTACCTGGAACACTACCGTGAATGCAGGAGATATTTTTCAATTCAAAGTGAATTATTCGATCAACATCTCACGATGCATGGTCTCATTGAAATTGAAACTATAAATAGTATACGATATAAATAACAATAAATCGAGAGATAAACACGGAGAGTTTACATGGCACTGCTAGTAACCGACAACGGTGAAATTGATTCTCTACGTAATCTACTGAATTACAATCAGGAGATTCCTAGAAACTTAATTCTGAAGTTGTTCACGACAAATACATATCCAGCTGAAAGCGACACGCCTTCACAAACAAGATATTACGAGCCCTACACCAACAACAATACGTTGGGATATGGTTCTGGACCCACCACAGGGTATCATCAAGTTGAAAATAATAGAACTGATCAGGATTATTCTAACCAGTATGGAATTCTGCTGAACGGAACTCGTTGGACAATCGAGACTCTACAAGCTGCTGCAGTTGCTGCTGTCGCTGGCGCTGGTACTCAAGACGAGTACACAGTCACCGTTGCTTCAAATACTGGCATTAAAAAAGGCGACTACGTAACTGGCGGCGACGTTGGTACTGGTGCATATGTCGTTGATATCGACGGTCTAACTCTCCTCTTGAGTGTCAAAAATACTGGCACGTTTACTGGACAAAACCTAGACTTCGGTGCTGGCAGAACGACTGCTTCTTATCCAGAGCAAACCTTCACGTTTGATGGTGCTGCTGGTGATGTTTATGGTTACATGCTTGTTCGTGCTAACAACATGCCTACCACCATTCACGGTGTTCTCGATGCAGGTACTGCAGCCGCTGGAACAACTATCAGTAAGACTGGTATCCGTGGTACTATCGGCAATGACTATTTCGTTCTTGCTGCTGTTTCTAACACCACTACCATCACTGGTACTTCTGGCGAGTTCTCCGTAACCGTTGGTTCTACTGCAGGTCTTGCAGTTGGACAGAGAATCACTGGTACTGGCATTGCTACTGGTACAAGAATTGCTGGTATCGCAGGAACCACTGTTTATCTAGACAAGGCACTCACTGGTGCTGCTTCTGGTAACGGTGTATTCCAAGCAGAAGTCGGTGAAGATCTAACTGTCGGCATGGCAGTCTCCCAGACTGGTACTGCTGGTGTTATTGGTGGTGCTCCTAATGGCATCGACGCTGGAACTATCATTACTGGTATTGATCACCAGGTATATGTTGATGGTTCTTTGACAGATGGAACAGTCACTGTTTATCTGAACAACGCACTGATTGATAACATTCAGCCGTCTAACAGCAATGACGAAGTTGAATTTGACTTCAGTAAGGTAACTGCAACTGGTCACGGTCTCGTCAAAGGCGATGCCGTCTACATTGACCAGGGTACTGGTAACAGCACTACAACTGCTAGCACCTACACCGTATTCGATGTAATTGATGCTAACACCTTTACCACAACCAAGGCACTAAACGGCACTGGTTCACTAACTCTTTACAGCGCAATCTTCTTCGCTGAAAGATTCACGAATGGTCCATACGCGATTCAAAATGCTGGTGACCAAATCAAAGTCACCCTGAACGTCAGCCTCGACTGATATACTCAAATTGAGTTCTACATTATGGGGGGATTGCTTCACTGGCGGTCCCCCTATTTTTTTAACTTGGCTGTAGTTTATGGTATTCTCCTACGCTGGTACTGGAAGAATGCCCCAGTTTGTTGCTTATGAAGCACTGGGGGTAATTTCTTACAGCTATACAGCGTCGGTACTAAACGAGTTTATTAAATTAGATTTTGGTTCAATAGGTCTAGCATACTGGGTAATTGCAGACCATGCAAACAAAGTCATTCAAGACTATAAAGATGATCAAATAATCAACCTGACAGAAGACGGCGGAGTCGTCAGTCAATTTGATTATGGTAGCATTTTAGAAGTAGAGGCAGTAGCACAAGACGATTGGGGTCTTATTACCGATACTTCAAACATCGAGACGATGGGAAGAACACACTTCCATTCTCTCACTACATGGTCTGTTATCAAAACCTGGATTGGTTCTGGTACGGTCTTCGAGTTCGGTGGATCCAGATACAGACTGGATGCTCCATACATCGTTTCTGGAACACTGCGCGTTGATGGCAACGCCAACACTCATTATGTACCTGCGATTGCTACGGAGGGACTACTACCCCTTCGTAGTGACACTAAAATTGCGTATGCTCCTAACTGGAATGTATTCGGCACCTTATTCAGCGGTAGCTTTGCTGGAGAGGCTGTCACCAAGGTATTCCCAGAGGATCCTGATTATACGATCAAACAAGGTTCACTTACCACGCTAACTGCTGCGGATCTGTCTAGCGGTTATGGAGCGGTATATGATGGATCTAGATACACATCCAGTAGTGGAGCTGGCACTAGTCCTACTAATGGATTTGCTGTAGGTCCACACGTCAGATTCGGTACAGCTTTCGATCCTGGAAGTTCTAGTAGCACATCCAGAAAAGTTGAATATGATCTAGACCTCACTGGTATTGAGGAGATCACCTTTAGACTCGTTATGGGTAGCGGCACTAATGGTGGCGAGACTCCAGAGAATAATGAACACCTATGGATGAGATACCTAGATACAGGTCTCTCCAATGCTGATGCATCTAGAAAATTACTAGACCATACAGAAACTACTTACACGACTCCTGGCGATAAGACAGTTACTGTCCCAGTAGAGGCAAGAAGACCTAATCAAACGATTAGAATTTACCAGTTATCATGGACTGGTACATATGAATTTGATCACTATGGATTTATATCGCTATCGTATGGCAGCGAAGTTGTTGTCGGTGGAGATGGTGATCAACGCAATAATCTATTCAATGTTGGTGGAGATGCTGGTATCAGCTTCAGACCTAACTGGGTTGGTTCTGGCGTCCTGTTCAACTTCAGCACTACTACATTCTCACAGACATATGATTATGTCGGTGAAGGAACTCTATTTGGCATCTCTTCTACAGAAGAAAAAGTTGTCTGGGATTACAACAATTCCAGCATTGATTACTTTACATACGAGAACTTTGGGTCGGTTGCCGAAGCACCGATCAATTCTATTACGATCCAATCGATTGCTAATGAGACAATCGAAAGTCGTGCAAACGAAAGGATTATTGATCTAATTGTTCCTGGGTCTAGTGTTGGTGCATTCCTAGACTTCGGTACTATTCTCACTGACGGTGTACAGACTCCTTCTACTGTCGGACTTGACTGGGGTGAGATTCTTACTAATCAGACAGATTATCCATTCGGTCTGTTCCCGATCAATGGTACTGCCAAGCAAGTATTCACTCCCAACTTTATTGGTTCGGGTGTCCTGTTCTCGTTTGGAGAAGGTATTGGTAGAACCAAACCAAGATGGATTGCCTATGTTCAGATTGGAATCTCTGGTGTTGCGAAGACAAACTTCAGTCTTCTTCACAAGGGTTCGGGTAATCTATTCAGCTTCAACAACGGCGAAGATCGCAGAGCATATGTATACAGCGGTTCAGGTGCCCTCTATGCGTTCTCTGGTGCTTCCGAATCGGTCGGTGCCGACTATCCCGACTCCACGGCGTTGCTACCTATTGCAGGCGCTGCTGGCGTTGCCTTTGCTCCTAACTGGATTACAGAAGGTACAGTCAAGACAGAAGGTACAGCAGTCGAGAGACAGACTGATCACTATCAAGGTTCTGGAACTCTATTCAACTTCGAGACTGCTGACGAGGCAGTTGCATATCACTATAGCAGTACATCTAATGCGATATTCAACTATCGCAATTATGGATCGGTCGCTGATACACCGATCAATTCTATTACGATCCAGTCTATTGCTAATGATACTATTGAGAGTCGTAAAGACGAAAGAATTATTGATCTAATTGTTGCTGGATCTAGTGTCGGTCAGTTCCTAGATTCTGGTTTCATTCTTCTCGGTGGCGAGGATGCTCCAGAAACTGTCAGAGAAGATTATGGTTCTATCATGGAATCTATCTCCCGCTATGCGATGGGAGACTTCTTGTTTGAGGGCGAAGCAGATCTTGCTAGAACACGCACTCATATCGGAACTGGTAATCTATTTGCATTCGTTGAAGGTCGTGGTAGAACTAAACCAAGATGGATTGCCAATGTCCTAATTGAAGTTAGTGGTAAAGGTGATACACCTAGAGCAAGAAGTTTTGTTGGAGAAGGCGTACTATTCAACCTCAACAATGCAGAAGATAGGAGAGCATATGCATACAGCGGTTCAGGTGCCCTCTATGCCATCTCTGGTGCTTCTGAATCGGTTGGTGCGGACTATCCCGACTCTACAGCGTTGCTGCCTATTACAGGCGCTGCTAGAGTCAGCTTCACGCCTAACTGGATTTCCGAGGGTGTTGCAACTCTCACTGGTGCATCAGTCGAGAGACAGACTGATCACTATCAAGGTTCTGGAACTCTATTCAACTTTGAGACTGCTGACGAGGCAGTTGCATATCATTACAGTAGTACATCCAATGATATCTTTGAGTATCGCAACTACGGATCTGTTGCCGACACTCCAATTGAATCTATTACGATTCAATCTATTGCTAATGAAACCATTGAGAGTCGCAAGGACGACAGAATTATTGATCTAGTAGAAAGTGGTTCTACTTCTGGATCTTATCTGAATTACGGATTCATTCTTCTCGATGGTGAAGATGCTCCCGAGACTATTAGAGAAGATTATGGTTCCATCATGGAATCTATCTCCCGTTATGCAATGGGAGACTTCCTGGTTCAGGGTGAAGCAGCAACAGTCAGAACACGTACTCATATTGGTTCTGGTGACATCAAGATTAATGTCGCCACTATCGTCAGCGTTCCACCCAAGTGGACTTCTGATATATTCGTCGATGTTACTGGCGAGGTTGTAGATAGCGTCACCAAGACATTCACTGGTTCTGGTGATCTATTCAACTTCGTATCCGCTGATGAGAGACGCGCCTTTGGATATCAATCCACTGGAACTCTATATGCAGTTAACGGTGCTGCTGAAGTCTTTGGTGCTAACCCACCAGATATTACAACAAATCTACAAGTCAGTGGATCTGCATCTGTTGCATTCGTTCCTAACTGGAATGGATCTGGTGACATATCCATCTTCGGTCAACTGGTCGAACGTGCAGCAGTCAATCCTCCTGCTCGTGGAAATCTGTTCGGATTCTCCAACGCTGACGATAGAAGAACATACAGCTATAACCAATCTTCTACCGATCTCTACGTTGATGTAGATTACGGATTTGTTGCTTCGCCTGTCATTGATTCTTGGGTCATTGCTAACCATGCATCCAAAGTCATTGAAGACTACAAGGATGACAAACTCTTTGATCTGGTCGAGAGTGGTGGTGGAGACTTCATTGATTATGGATTCATCGAGACTGCTA